TATCCCTTTCTTGATGTTCATCAATTTCATTATTTTTTTTATCTAAACCTAGCAGTTTTCTTAGCAATGTTTTTAGGTTGTTTAACAAATTGTTTTCCTTTCTTAGTGCCTTTTCTCTTAGCTCTAGTTGTAGCGGCATACTCAGCAGGTGTCAATGCTTTGATTGCTGCAGTAGGTAAATATCTTTCACCTGTTTTAGAAGAGGGTTTACCAGACTTAGTTCGCCACTTTTGTTTACCCCAATCCTTAAGACTTTTTTGAGACTTTTTTAACGCCACGACTCCTCCTTATACTTTCTTTGCCTTTTTTAAAAATGTTAGCAACTTTGTTTTTACCCATAACTTTTGCTCTTTGTTCTCCGACAGTAAGTATTTGAATTTTTCTTGCAAATGGTTTTTTAACTTTTCGCACTTTTGATACCGTTTTTCTGGCATCTGTAGGAGTAGCGAACTTAATGCGAACAGTGTCTTTAGGGTTTTCATCTGTGTATAATCTTCTACCCGTTCCTTTAGGTTTCTTACCTGTTCCCTTTTTTGGATCTGCCACTTAACGCTCCTTTTAAAAATTTAGCTTGTTTTGCATGGACCTTAGATCCTTTTTTTAGACCAGAAATTACTTTTTTAATAATTTTATCTTTTTTCTTTTTCATACCTGGTTTTGAAACTTGTTGTTTTGTTTGAGATCTAGATATGGCCATTAGTTTCTGTACCCACCACCTGCTTTTTTATAAGCAACTGCGGTCATCTGCGCCTTCCTCGCACTCCACTGTCCTGGTTTTCCACCTTTTGAACCTGCTTTAATTCTATTAAATATTCTTTTTCTAAGTGCGGGTTTTGTATAATTACCTGCCTCATTTACTCTACTTTTAGCTTTTTTCTTTTTTGTCATCTTCTTCGCCCTTGCCCCCTATACCGTTTATAACTTCTTCTCTTATGTTTATTCATGGTTGATGTGCTTATCCTACCATCACCTATTGTAGTTTTTTTGACAACATGTTCAACAGCATTACCACTATTATGTTTTTTCATGTTGACATCCTACACAACCACAATGTTCACAAGATTTTACAAATGTGTCTGAAGATGCACAGTGGCATTGACAGCCACATTTTTCACAGGCGCTCATTTCTTTTTTGATATTAGTCCCATAGCACCTTTAGCTCCCTTGATGCCAAAACTCGCACTACAGGCGATGTATAAGAGATGCTTATAATAATCAGGGAGTGAGTGTAAGGCTTCAAAACCTGCTTTGATATGAGGGGTCCATCCAGGAATAAAGACTGCCACCGCAGGAACCAACAGGCATATCAAAATTAGTTCGTCTTTCCACGAGCCCTTCATTTGATCTACTGCTGATGCTTCCCAACTTATTTTTCCTGCGATTTGAGCTTCTTTAAGTGACTTTTGAGCTTTAATTTCGGTTAGTGCTAGATCGGCTTTTGCTTTTTTTGTTTCAACGAAACCTGTGATAGCATCTTTTACCATGCTACCGATAGGACCGATTAAGAAATTAAGCATTTGTTATTAATAAGTAAGCGACAACAACGACTGCTCCACCTACTAATAATTTTCCCTTTTTATTTAATCTACCCCACCAATGTCGTAGGTGATTCCATTTCATATTGATATAACCCATTAGAATACCCCCTTAAAAGGAACTTTCTTAACCTGGACAGCATATTGTCCTTGTGTCTTAGACTTTGGAGGATCTATTGGTGCAAGTTTAAAAGGCACCTTAGACTTATCTGTCATTTGAAACTGACCTTTGTCCACTGTTTTTTCTTTTTTCATTTTGTACCTCCTAATGTACTGTAGGTTTTTCGTATTCTACCTTGCTACCGCCTATTGTGTCAATTAAATTTACAGCCATATCTGCCCCGTAATTTTCTTCATAAACTATTCTAGTGGTATAAAGCATAGCTGTAGCTAATAATAAACGATCCTCATTTGTTAATGACGGTCTGTGCAAATAAATATGCAAATCGTTCATGTATTTTTTTAATTTTACTTCAGACATCACTTTTTTTTCTTAATTCCTGCTTCTGATAGTGCAATAGCTATCGCTTGTTTTCTATTTTTTACTTTTTTCTTAGATTTACCTATATTTAATTTTTTTTCTTTAAATTCTTTCATAACTTTTTTAACTTTTTTCTGTTTTTTATTCATTTTATGTGATTTTTTTGTTATCTAGCACATTTTTCATTAAAACAGGTTTTAATTTAGGATCAAAATCAGCTACTTTTGTGCCTTTTTTTATACCTTTTAATTTTTTTAACAAATTTGCTTTAGTGGGAGCTTTATATCTTCTAATTTTACCACCTGTATCACGAGTTATTCGTGATTTTGTTTTTAAACCTGGTATTTTTATGGACATGTTAAGAGCCTAACATGTTTTTTGCTATGTTAATAGCATTTCTCTCACGAGAAACTTCTATTTTTTCTTTATCAACTTCATCTTTTTGAGCTAATCTTGCAACATCAAGTGTTTGATCATTTTGATCACTTTGAGTTCTTCTAATTAAATCTGCTTTTCTGATATTTAACTCCTCTTCTTTTAAGTCTACTAAAGGATCTTTACCCACATCAGGCATATTTGTTTTTTCATTAAGGACTAATTCTTGTGTTAGCTCTGCAATTCTATTTGCAATTGTTTTTTGACCTTCAACTTGTATCGCTTGTAATTCTTGAGGCTCTAAAGGAGTATTATTAGCTTGTGCTTGTTGTAATGCCTGTTGAGTAGATGCTGCAACCTCCTCTTCAGCCATAGCTGAAATGTGATCTTGTATGTGTGCTTGTAATGACATTAATACTGCCATGTTATTTTTAACTAAATTCGAACTCATAAAGATTTGATGTGTCTTAATATGTGCCATGTGATCTTGTCCAGGAAAGACAAGTGCGGGTAAACCTCTTAATGAATTTGCATTTTCTTTACCTGGATCTAAAGGCACAGGTTGAGGTGGATCTGGCAAAATCTGTTCAATGTTTGGCACTCTTAAGGCCACATACATTCTTCTATAAGCCTCTCTAAGATTATGAAGTTCAGGCGCTGTCTGTGCCATTTGTAATTGTGTTTGTGCCATTGATATTCTCTGTGACATAGAAAACATACTAGGATCACTAACAGGCATGACATCGACTCTATCGTCAAAGTCAGCTTGTTTAATTTGTGGATTTATATTGCCAACATTGTAAGGGTATTGTGGCATGTACATAGCAAAAGTTTTTGCTAATAATTTAAATTCTTGTTTTTGTGAATTATGTAATCTTTTATGTATGGAACTCATTACTATTGTTCCACGCTCCATTAAAGCTACTGTGGTGCCGACAGGTGCGTTTTGATTTATTTGTGCATCACCTATTTTCGCGTCTGCTACAGATACAAATCTTTTTGCTGCATCAACACAGAATCCTAATAAGTTGAACAGAGTTGCATCTGGACCTTTATAGGGTAGATTAATTAATGATCCTTGTATCGTGCCACTCGGTGCATCAACATCTCTAAACTCTCCTGGTTGTAATGGTTGATCATCATCTCTAATTCTTAACCCACGAGCTTTAAAACCTGCAGGTAAATTTGCTAGGGTTCCTGCGTCTAGTAGCTGACGCAAAGCTAGTGTGGCAGTTTTTGATAAGCCACCTATCATGTGAATTAAACCAAAACCATAAAACCCTAGACCTGGAAGAAATTTATAATGAACAAAGTACGCTTTCTTTTTTCTTAAAGGATCTCCATTTTCATAATTTCTATATATGCCTAAAACTTTACTACTGCTTTCATCTATAGTCACAATGTAAGGTAATTTTTGACCATCATCATCCTCATAGCCTGGCAGATCTAAATAACAATGACACTCATACAAAGTGTAAATGTCTGATGAATATCCTCTCGATTGCACACCCTCAATGTTGTTATATTTATCTTGCACCTGATCAGGTTCGTCATAAGCTCTTAATTCAATATCTCTGTACATACCAAAGATTTGTTTTTTTCTTAACTCAATCTCATTCATTTTTATAATGTGAGTCACTCTCTCAGCATCATCTAAATAACTCGCACCATAAGGGACTACTAAGTCCTCCGCAGGTACAAATAATGATTTAGCTTTTTCCTCTGTGCTATCATAAAAAACTTTTCTAAATGTAGATCCCGCCAGAGGTAGATAAAATAACATTTGATCAGTTTCTGTTTCATAATCTTCCATAACATAAGTTATTTGATAGTTCATATAATCACGAACTCTTTTGGCTTGTTCCTCTAACGCCTCATTAGACTCACCAATAATTTGTGTTTTAACAGGACCATTGGCAGGTAATAATTCTTTATATGCTTGTGACTGAAATTGAACAGCAGCCTCTGATAGTACAGGATGAGTAACTGCAGACGCTCCTCTGAATGGTCTAGTTCGCTCTTCATATTTAAATCCTAAAAGATCTAAGCCTTTTGTATATTGAGTTTCCCAATCCTCTCTGGATGATTGATCATCTTTTATTGCAGACATCAACTCTATAGAAATATTATCTAATTGTTCGTCACTTAAAAAATTTGCTAAATTAGAATTAAAATCTTCTTGAGGTTTTTCTGCATCCGCTAATGGTTGCATATTACCTTTCTCATCTTCGACAAACTCAGTTATTACATCCTCTTGTCCTGGAGTAATTATTTCAAGCGGATCTCCCTCAACTTCTAATTTATCTTTATTATAATCTATGTCTGTGCCAATTCTATCTTCTATCGCCATTATGATATCCTTGTCTTTGGTCTTTTGTTTGGTTTCATAAATTCAAATCCTCGTGGTCTAACTATTCTAACGGGCTTTTGTTTTTTTACGACTACTTTTTTCATTTTACATGAATGGTAATAATTTATCTAATTTACCTGGCTCAACTGTGTTTATACCACTGTCTATATTTTGCTCTTTATTTCTTCTTTCCTGAGCTATTTGATCTAAAAGTTGTTGTTTTTGATCTTCATTCAATGGTTTAATATTTTTAAATTTTTCATCTATCATTCGATCTGACATAATCTCATTAAATTTTTCATAATCCGCAGGGGTATAAAGAGTCGCTGCCTCTAGCTCTCTTGGAAATAAAAGTTCAAAGGGTAAGCCAAAACCTACAGCCTTTGTCCCTGACATTAAAAGATCAGAGGCTTGACCAGATTTGACTATACCCATAATAGCTGCTGTAAAAGCTGCAATTTTTTTAGGTCCTATTTTTTCAAATGCATTTTTTGTTATGGTTTTATTATTTACTGCGCTTTGACTACCCGCTGTTGCTTTATTAACCTCTGCCATAATCTCGGGAACTACTACTGTGTTATAATATTCTGCTACTGATTTTTTAAGTCTAGTAGAAACAAGACTTTTTATTTTATTTTTTGTGTAAGGTTTATCTGTATCAGGATCAACTTTTCCAATAAATTCTACAGCAAACCTATCAAAACTCTCTTGAGGTAGGTTTTTTACTAAATCATCAATGTACGGATCTATAGATTTTGCTACTGTGACATAGCCCTCATTTTTTTCTAACGCTTCCGTTATAATTTTTTTTACACCCGTATCTGATCTAGTAGGGACTTTA